TAACTTGGACAGCTAGAACAAGTGGGGTAGCTGAGCCAATCAATGCATTGACTTATGGCAATGGTCTATACATCTATGGTGGCAATAATGGAGTTCTTGGCACCAGTGCAGATGGTATAATTTGGGAAACCAGAACCAGTGGAGTGACACCAGCTATCTATGCATTGATCTATGGTGATGGTCAATATATTTTTGCGGCTGCATCTAGTATAAGATACTCCCCGGGCTTTAGTTATAATACAGAAACCGAATTTTTATTGCCAACGACTGTAAAAATCTCAAGTGCATCAAAAAATTACATAAAGGTGAAGTAACGTGAAACATGTTATGATAGCAACCCCAGCATATGATGGTAAAGTAGATCTTCAATATGCACTATCTCTTGCAAATACAGTCCATTTGCTAAAAACAAATGGCGTCAAAGTCACAATTAGATTAGCTCTATCTGGGTCCTTATTAGTAGCAGAAAGAAATAGAATAATTCAAGAATTTTGGGAATCAGACTGTACTCATCTTTTATGCATAGACTCGGATCTTGGTTGGCCAGAGCAAGCAGTTCTTGCCATGTTAGATGCTAATAAAGAGTTTGTCGGCGGTGTTTATCCAGCTAGAGGGCAGAGTGGATTATTTTTATTTCGGCCTATTATGAATCCAGATAAAACACTTGTAACAGAAAAACATCTCTTAAAGATGGAATATATTCCTGCGGGGTTTATGTTATTAAGTAAAAGTCTTGTCTCAAAAATGAGAGATAAATTTCCAGAACTATACTATGAACCAAAGAATAAAAGTGTATTGAATCCAGAGAAAGCATTCTGTTTCTTTGATACAGAACTTTGGGAAGGTGAATTTTGGGGAGAAGATTATGTATTCTGTCGAAGGGCTAGAGAGGCTGGGGTTGATATATGGGTAGACCCATTAATCCAATTCAACCATGCTGGAACAATCGGAATGCTGATCGAATCATTGAGCAAAAATCCAAACAAACTACAACCGGTTATATTTCAAGGTGTCAACTGATGAAAATTTATCGCTTTAGACCAGATATGGTTTATGATTGTGAAATAGAAGTGCCAGATGGTACTGTTGCGATCAAACCATTTCATACATTTCAACAACCACCAGTCAAAGACGGTCATTATGCGGTAATGAGAAATGGTTGGGTCCTGGTTGAGGGAGAGAAGCCTGAGTATCCACCTCCGATTGACCCAGAAGTTCAAAAATTTATGTTTAATCAAGAGCAAAAGAATAAAAGATCTATTGTATATCGGGAAGAATCTGATCCAATTTTTTTCAAGGTTCAGCGAGGTGAAGAAGCAATGGAGACTTGGTTAAATACAGTTGAAAAGATAAAAAACGACTATCCATATCAAGAATGAGAACAAGTTCTAAATTATGAAAATTGCAATTGTTGATAAAATCGGGCTTTGTTATGATGGTGAGACCTTGGAAAAACGGGGTCTAGGTGGATCAGAATCTGCTGTAATTCTAATCTCAAAAGAATTGCAAAAGATGGGATTTGATGTAACAGTGTTTAATAATTGCAAAGATAGTGATAAGTCAAAACCAGGTGTTTATGCCGGTGTTCGATATGTTGACAACTCCGATGCCACATTAGAAACTAACCAATATGATATCGTTATTGTATCAAGAACCATTCAACCGTTTTTGAATAATAATTGGCCGTTTATTCACACAGCCAAGAAAAAAATTGTTTGGCTTCATGATACATTTATTGAAGGTGAGCATGCCCTTGAAGATCTAGTAGTATCTGGTAAGATTGATCACATTTTCACTTTATCTGATTGGCACACCAATTATATTCTAAACAGCAATCATGGTAAACGCAGAAACTATGAAGTTCTAAAACGAAAGGTGTTTCAAACTCGTAATGGTGCTATATGTCATATTCCAGAGGTTGATATTAGACAGAAAGACAAAAACCAGTTTGTCTACAATGCTAGTGCAACCAAAGGCCTAATCCCTTTAGTTGAATGTATCTGGCCTAAAATCAAGCAAAACATCCCAGAAGCCAGATTGAAAGTTATTGGTGGTTACTATAGATTTCGTGAAAATGCTGAGCCAGATGCACAGGAAAATGTAGTAAAAAGTTTAGCAGATAGACCAGATCTAAAAGCATTGGGTATTGAATTTACAGGTGTTATCCCTCAATATGAAGTAGCACAAATTTTAGCAAAATCTTGGGTAATGTTATATCCAGGGGCTTTCCCAGAGACATTTGGTATCTCTACTTTAGAATCTTTGTTATACAAAACGCCATTAGTAACAACCCGTTTTGGTGCACTAGAAGAAACTGCTATTGATCGAGCTTGTTATCTAATCGATTATGCCATTGAACCAAACTCTCTTTTCACGACTATCAATAAAACAGTTCAGGTTGACAAATTTGTCAACACAGTTTTATCAGTTTATAACAACCCATATCTTCATCAACAAAAACAGAATTACTGTGATGTAGTTAAGGATATAGCTGGATGGGATACGGTGGCCATCCAATGGAAGCAGTTCTTTTATTCTATCCTTCAAGAATATTTGTCTATAGATGAATATCATAAAGTAAAGAGAATCAATCAAAAAGTGGCTAGAATCTTTGGTCGTGTAACTAGTATGCCTGCTAGTATAGAATATTCTTCGCCAGGCCATCAGAAAACGATTGTAGTCATTTCTCCGATGTGGAACTCTGAATCATATATCAATCGATGTATCAAGTCTGTAGCTCAACAGGATTATCATAACTATCGACACATCATTATTGATGATCTTTCAGATGATAACTCATTTGAGGTAGCAAAAAATACGATTGCCACTCTACCTAGTGAAATTAAGGATAGATTTATTCTGATAAAAAATGAATCGAAACAATATGCTATCGGTAATCAACTCACAGCCATTGAAAAGTACGCAAACCCAGATGACATCGTGATGCTTCTTGATGGTGATGATTGGTTAATAAACAACCCGACTATTTTTCACTATTATAATGATCTATATCATCAAGGTTATGAATTCACATATGGGTCTTTGTGGAGTGTTGTTGATAACATCCCGTTGATTGCTCAAGAATACCCATTACACGTTAAACAAACTAAAACATACCGCCAGTATCTATTCAACTGGAAGATTCCATATACTCATCTAAGAACATGCTTGGGTAAATACTTTGATACATTGGATAATCAAAAGTTTAGAATTGGGTCAGATTGGATGAAGTCTGGGGCAGATAATCCATTGTTTTATGAGCTAATAGAGCAGATTAGCCCAAATAAAATTTACTGCAATCAAGAGATAGTCTGCTATTATAATGATGCATCACCTTACAATGATTATAAGATCAATGGGACTGAACAGAATATGAACGCAAACAAAAGTTATCAGCAAACAAAGAAAATCCTTATTGCTATTCCCACCAATAAGAATATCGAAGTGGAAACATTTAAATCGATCTATGATTTAGAGATTCCAGATGGGTATACAACAGAGTTTCAATTTTTCTGGGGATATCAAATAGATCAAATTAGAAACCTAATTGCAGATTGGGCTAAGCGATATGATTATCTAATGAGTGTCGATTCAGATATTGTTTTACCAAAGGATACTTTGAAAAAGATGCTTGCTGCTGATAAAGATATTATCTCAGGTTTATACATTCAACGTATTCCTAACACACATACCCTGGAAGTGTATATGGATACACCAGGTGGTGGTAATATTAATATACCATATGAGTATATCAATGGTCGTGGTATCGTCGAAATTGCAGCGTGTGGAATGGGCTGCTGTTTAATTAAGAGTGAGGTGTTTAGAAAAATGGAATATCCACACTTTCTGTATACATCGGCATTGAATCATCGAGATACAGTATCTGAAGATGTATATTTCTGTATGAAAGCTCGCGCCAATGGTTTTACTGTATGGGCTGATGAAAGCATTCGGTGCGATCATATTGGTCAAACAAAATTTTGTGTCACATAGCTATTGCGAGAAAAGTACTTGATCTTGCGTAGCCGTTGGTTCAGTATTTTCTCGCGAATAAATAATAAAATTCAGTCAATAGAGATTAAAAATGGCAATCACATCACGCCAAGATTTGAAAGATTATGCACTAAGAGCGCTGGGGTTCCCTGTCGTAGAGATCAACGTCGATGATGATCAGTTGGAAGATCGTATTGATGAGGCACTAGAATATTGGAACATCTATCACTATGATGGTATCGAGAAGATGTATCTTAAACATCGTCTCAAAGCATCCGAATTAGTAATAACAACTAATAATTCGAGTGTATTTGAACAAGGTGTCACGATCACCGGTCAAACATCCGGAGCAACCGCCCGAGTGACACCTCGAATTATGAATGAGCCTGTTAACAACTCTGTTATTCCAATTCGTAATATTAAAGGTGATTTTGTTGCTGGTGAAATTGTGACCAGTGGTGTAAATTCAGCGACTATTGCTGAAAGCAATTTTTTAACAATCGGAGACTTTGATAATAAGTACATCCAATTACCAGATATTGTTTTTGGTGTAGTACGAGTGCTACCATTTTCAGCAACTTCTGTTTCAGCATCAATGTTTGATATTCAATATCAACTGCGACTGCACGATCTATATGACTTAACATCAACTTCTATCATCTATTATAAGATGGTAATGGGTCATCTGTCAATGCTAGATATGGAATTGAATGCAAAACCATCAATTCAATTCAATCGGCTTCAGGGAAGAGTTTATCCAAAAATCAACTGGGATACAGCGGTTAAACCTGGCGACTATATGGTCATTGAATGCTATCGAGCGCTTGATCCAACTGAATTCAATAAAGTTTGGAATGAGACTTGGTTAAAAAGATATGTTATTGCATTGTTTAAGCGTCAGTGGGCGATGTCTATCAAAAAGTTTTCAGGTATTCAGTTACCTGGTGGCGTGACTTTGAACGGCCAAGCTTTATATGATGAAGCTATTCAAGAGATTAATCAACTTGAACAAGAATTGATTGAAAAACAAGCACCATTATCCTTCTTCTTAGGCTAATACCATGTCAACAATAAATCCATATTTCTCTCATGGCACCAGAAATGAGCAATATATTGTTGAAGATCTAATCATTGAATGCTTGAAGATCTATGGTAATGAAGTGATGTATATTCCTAGACAATTGGTATCCAAGGATGAGATTCTTGGTGAAGACAGATTGAGTAAATTCAAACACGCTTATCCAATCGAAATGTATTTTGAAAATGTGGATTCATTCGATGGTCAAGGTGCTTTTATGAGCAAGTTTGGTTTGATGATAGAACAATCTGCAACACTCGTGGTTGCACGCCGTAGATGGGATCAAATGATTGGTCGATATGATACATCAATTTTGCCCAATAGACCGGCTGAGGGTGATTTGATCTATTTTCCATTAACTAGTGGCTTATTTGAAATCAAGTTTGTTAAACATCAAGACCCATTCTATCAATTGGGTAAATTGTATGTTTATAAACTTCATGTCGAGCTATTCCAGTATGCATCAGAAAGGTTGGATACTTGTATCAGCGATATTGATATGTTTGAAAGTCTTAAAACTTTTGATGTTAATGCAACAATATATGGAAAAATTGATACAGCAAAGGTTGTTAGTGGTGGGCAAAATTATACTACTGCATCTTGTGAAGTGATTTCCAATACTGGTCAGGGTGCAATTCTTGAACCAGTTATTACAAATGGTATTATAACATCGGTTAATATAGTAAAAGCGGGCCAAGGGTATCGAGATGGATTTGTTAGAGTAATTGGTGACGGATCTAATGCAACAGTGGATATCACGCTAATGCCAGATATAGATAAACCAGATTCTTATGGTGATAACAACTCATTCAAGCGAGAAGCAGAATCTTTTGTTTTCAATGACAGAAATCCATTTGGTGAAGTTGATCCGGACTAACGATTATGTTGAATAACAATATTTTTTACCACGGTCTAATTCGCAAATTAGTTGTGGGTTTCGGTCATCTGTTTTCGGACATTTATATTGAGCGGCGCCAGGGAGATTCTGTTACCGGTGATGTGATTCAGACTCTGCAGATTCCAATCAGCTACTCAGCTAAAGAAAAATGGCTAGTGCGCATTGATTCTGATCCAAATCTAACTAATCATACTTATACGACACTCCCAAGATTGGCATTTGAAATTGTTGGTTACAATTATGACTCATCAAGAAAGTTAAATAAGATGAGTCAAATCATCTGCCATAAAGATGGTCAATCATCTTCGGTCTATGCTCCAGTGCCGTATAATGTAACAATCAATCTATATGTACTAACGAAGACTCAAGAGGATGCCCTACAGATCATTGAGCAGATTCTGCCGTCATTCAGCCCTGAATACACAATGTCTCTTAACATCATCCCAGAGATGAATCTGGTTCAGGACATTCCCATTGTATTAGACGGGATTTCAGTTGAAGATGAATATGAGGGAAATTTTCAACAAAGAAGATTTGTTACTCATACTTTGACGTTCACAGCCAAGATGAACTTATTTGGCCCAACTCTGCAGTCCAAGCCGATCTATCATACTGAAGTAGATCTAAAGGACTTTGAGTCTGGAATTACTATGGCTAGACATGAGGCTGATGGGGATCCAGATACTGGAGAAATAACTGATAGATGGATCTATCCGGAATAGTTGTCCAGGGCTTACCAGAGGACGTCTGGGACATTCTTTAATCTTGGATGATAGATACTATATCTGGAGACTTTCTTGACTAGAGATGATCTGGTTAAGGATTTATTCTTGGTATTATAACACATTCTCCGCAAAATGTATAAATAAATACAAATAAATAACAATGGGTTAAACGTATGTACTTATCAGCCAAACAAGTCAAAGATCGCTATCAGA